TACTGTAAGTGTTTGAGTATCTATTGTTGTAGTTGTACCATTAACTGTTAAATCTCCAGTAATAGTTAAGTTACCTCCTACTTTAGCATTAGAATAAACATGAAGATCATAAGTAGCTTCTGGCGTTACTCCTATCCCTATTTGTGTTGTTGAGAGATATAAAGGAGAATTATTACCAAAACCATCAGTTAACTGTTTAGCTGAAGTTGTTATGTTTCCATTATCAGAGAACTTTACTAGCGACTGATAAGTATCTTTTATTTTATTTCCTGAAAGTGTAGCCATTATTCAAAACAAGTTGGTTGTGAATCAATATGTAAAGTACTCTCGTTTGCTGTATCACCAAAATTAGTGCTACAGTATATCTCTGCCCAGTTTATTGTGTTTGCCATTATCTTTCTTTTTTAAATAAGTTAATAATTTTTTTACATTAACCTCTTTAGGTTTGTAATTTCTTTTTATAATACCCATCCGTGAAATCCTGTATCTTTATCTGGGTAAATATCTTGATTAGAATTGCTATAGTACTCATCAAACTTTGACGGTGCATTATAGGTCATGTAATCTATAAATCTTTGAGCATAATACTCAGCAAAATCTCTTTCCTTTTGAATTAAGAAATCTATCTCTTCTTTGTTTGCGATCTGACTGTTTTCAGAACTGTGTTTATATACACCACCATTAGATATAGAATATGCTGCAAAAGGTAAGTATTCTACCATAGCAAAGTGAATTAACATAGGTTGAATGTAATCGTTTACTAAAGATAAATAATCACCAGTTAGTGTTCCTGCTATTATATCAGCACTTATCTTGTCGTATAAATCTGTGCCTAAATAATTTTGTATATGTATTTCTTGTGCCAAACTAATAAACTGTATAAATTTATCTGTGTCTACATTTGAATTTAATGCAGTGTTTTTGACTAAATCTGATCGTTTTATAAATAGTGCTTTTGCCATTATTCTTCTATATTTATGGATTCGTCTTCTATAACTTCACTATCTTCTTTTTTAATACCAGTTTCTTTTTCTATCTCAGCATCTGTTATAGCATTAGTTAAATCAGTAAATTCTAAAGGTTGTAGTGTTTTAAAGTATATATCTAACTCAATTCCGTTATACATTAATATTCTTTCTAACTCGTCCAATATAGTAACTTGCATTGGTCTAATAACTGTGTTGTCCATAAGCAAGGAAGCTGTCTGTAGTTCTTCGGCATTATTTCCTAAACCAGTATTATCTTTTATACCTACAAGCATAGGCGATACAATTCTGTGAGACACCATAACTTTTCTCATAGATTCATCACTCAAGAATTTATATTGCTCGTGTGCGTCACTTAAAATGACTGGCTCAATACTTGCAGACAGTTCTTTGCTATCGTTAAATGCCAATATAAACCTACCAGCATTAGAAGAACCACTAAACTTTTCTTGAATATTTTGCTCAATCAAGCTTCTTTGCTCTTCTGTAGGAACACCATTATTAAAGTTTATAAGCATGCTTGGAGCAAGACCATTCTGTATATTATTTATATGATAGTTCGCTATCTCTTCTTCTAGCTCTGCATATTGTAAACCTCCTTGATAATCTACAGGAGAATAGTAATAAAATCCTGCTCTATAAGGTTTGATATATAATATTTCTAATCCTGCATTACTTGAACCAAATGCAGGTATTCTTTTAGGTTGTAATTTAGATGTAATCTCTGACCAGTCCTTTGCATAGTAATAAGCCTGTATTTGACCCTTGTTATTTGCCTTCTCTGCCCTTAACGTCTCTACAGGTATATGTTCTACTTGTACAATCTTTTTTCTGTCCTTAGAATAGATTATTTGAAGTGCAGCTTGACCCATCATTTTATAGTCGTAGCATATCTTTTTCATACAGTCTTTAGTAAAGAGTTGTTTCATTTCTTTATATTCCTTTTCATTCTCTTTACTGTCTACAGCATCTAATCCTTTTCCATATATCATTTCAGCAATACCGTTTATTGCAGCATTGTTTGTAGCACTTCCATTGTATCTATCTATAAGATAACTAAAATAATTATTGTCATCTCCATATTCTACCCAGTCCCTATTGTATTGTTCTTTTATTTCAGGGCGTGTATAAGATGACATATTGACTATATGTATCTTTCCTTTTTCTACTTTTGGCAATGGTTTGCTATTGTATCTTTTTTTTGCCATTTTATTTACTTTTCTCATATTATTACAAAATCGTTATCGTATGTATCTTCTGTTGTATATACACCAGAGTTTACATCAAAGGTATTAAAATTAGTTTGATCTGTACAGAAAATAGAACCTCTATATATAATTACAGAACCATTTTTGATGGCAAATGAATAAAACCTGCCTTCAACTAAAGAAAAACTACCTGTAACGGTCATGTATCCATTAGAGTTAGTTACAGAAACTGAAACTGTACTTGTAGTCCTTTTAGATTTATCAGTTAGTTCAAACGTTACTGAGCTTTCGGCACTTCTTGGAATAACCTTAAAACTCTGAGCGTCTGTTGATGTTGTTAATATTACCATATTATAAATAACAAATAACCTTTAATTTGTTTTAATAAAAAAAGGGACACCGAAGCATCCCTTTAATTAACCTAATTAAATTTAGTAATTATGAATTAGTACCTACTGTTACAGTTACAGTTGCACTAGACATTCCAGCATAAGGGTCAGAAGCAGTAGGTGACGCTACAAAGTTAGCTGGTTTTACTTCCATAGCAGATAATGTAAGTGTATAACCACTTAAATCTCCCATAGCAGCTCCAGTAACTATAGTTCCTCCTGATACATCAGCACCATGCTCTAATCCCATCAAAAATACATTTCCATTGTAATCTTCAACAGCAACATGAGGTCTTCCATAAGCTAACAATTTTAATTCTTTATTGTCTTCTTTAGAAAGTTTATGTAGTGTTAAATTTAATGTTTGTTCAAAGAATGTAGTTCCATTTTCTCTCGAAGACGTAATGTTTTGTTCAAAAGACGAGTTTCCTTTTACTTCATATTTATAGGCAGTGAAAGTTCCAGACAAATCTGTAATTTCATCATCAGTTTGTGTAACTGTACCTAAATCTCCAAAATCAGTAAAATAAACTGCTCTTATGCCACCAACAACATCTTTACAAGGTTCTTTTCTACCTAATGATAAATCGCAAGCCATAGTTTATTATTTTTTATAAAAAAAGGGTAAGTAGGCATTTACCCACCTACCCTAATTTTTGGTTAATTTAATTTATTAAGAATATAGTACAATGTCTGAACCAATTCCGTACTGAACACCAGCAGTAAATCTCATAACAACTCTTACGTTTTGAGAACCGTCTAGGTCAGCCATGTCGATTAACTTAACTTCGTTGTGGTCAGATAAAAGACCTGTTCCGAAGAATAAGTTAGATTTTTCAGCAGCAACAGCTTTGTTATCTCCAAGTCCGTTAGCAACAAATAATTTCACACCATCAAAAGATAATGCTCCATTTTGCCACCACATAGTACCTTGATTAGATACACCGTTAGCACCGATGCTAGATACGTTTTCAGTTCCAGCAGCATTTTCTAAGATTCCAAATCCTCCTAAAGCTCTTACATAAGCTCTAGCGATGTTTTGAGATACATAGATGTATAAATCTTCTTTTCCGTATAAAGCAGAAGGAATAGCGTCAACTATTTTTCCTAGCTCTGCGATTACGTTAGCAGAAGTTACAGTTCCAGCAGCAACGTCAATAACGTCACCGTCAGCACCTAATAAAGTAGTAAATCCATCGAATTCACCAGCATTAGCGTTAACACCTGACCAGATATTGTTTTCTGTTTTTTCAGCAACTAATCCAGAAACGTGACCGATTAAGTAGTCACTGAATTTAGGAGGTAAGTTGTCAAAAGCAGAGTATCCCATAGATACAGCTTCCCAGTCACTTCTAAAGTCTTTTTTACAAAGCTCTAGGTTTACTTGGAATTCTTCTGGTTGAAGGATTCTTTCAGTTAATGTAATAGTTGCAGTATCAGTGAAATCACAAGTTGCATCTTTGATTACGTTAGCATCAGTAGCAATTTTCTTGATTACTTCTTTGAACTTTACATTTGGTTTGATTTCAATACCACCTCTGTCAAGTGTAACACCTGATAATAAAGCAGCAGAAATGTACTTGCCTGCAAATTCGCCAGCGTAAGTACTTGTAATTGATGTAGTAGTAGCCATTTTTTAATTAATTTTAGTTTTTAGTTTTATTTTAAATTAGCAATTCTGTTCATTACTCTATCTCTAGTGCTCATAATTTTGTTTTGACCAAAAGATTTAAAGTTTTGTTTTACTTCCCCTTCAGGGTTGTGTGAGATTGGTTCTGAAGCTGGTTCAGCAGATAACTTTTCTATTTCTTTTTCCATAGATAGTTTTTCTTCTTTGTAACCTAATTTCATTTCTTCAATCATACCTTTTAATTCAGAGATT